GAGGCTGCCAGTGGACTCGCGGGTTTGCGGGTTCACAGCGTACACATCAGCAATCGTGAACACGTCGCCGACCTTCCAGGTCTTCGCCGAGCCGGTGAAGGAGATGCTGATCTGCGAGGCACCTTCGGTCGTAACCGCGGCGCCGAGCGTAATCGTCGTGCCCCAGTCGCCGTTGGTGTGCTGCTTGATTGACTGCGACATGTTGACTTCCTCGTAACCGAGGACGCCCACGCCCATGAGGCCGTTCTTGAACTGACGGCTGATGGTGTCGGTCGGGTTGAACAAGCCCTTCATGCCTTCCACAAGCGCAGCGTTGGCAGCCGGGTTGACGGTTGCATAACGCGGAGCCATGACGGCAGCGGCCTCGTTGAGCTTCTGCTGCGCCTGCAAGAGGACCAGCGAGGTGCCCGGGGTCGTGCCCGGCGTACCAACAGACTGGTAGATGTTCTTGAAGGAGTTAGCAACGTCAGCGTCAATGCTGGAGGCGAGCTGGCTGATACGCGGCTTCAGCACGCGCTCGGCAAAGTCGTCCAACTGGAGGGCCATTTCGGCGCTGGTGAAGTTGACGCCAATGTGCTTCTGCGAGGCGACGGTGAGCGTGGTGTACTGCTCGTTGTCGTCCTGAACCTGAAGCGCAGCGCCGTCGGTCACAAGAGCGCGATCCGGCAGACGGATACGGAGGGTTGAACCAATCTTCGCACCTTCAACAGCAAAGCTGTCGTCGTACTGACGGTTCACGTTGCGGGTGATCACAAGGTTGTTCTCGAGGATTTCGAGAGCCTTTCTCGTGATCATATCAATTGTAAGCAGGCTATTAGCCATTTTGAAATGCTCCTAAAAAGTTAGCGATTACGCATCGCCTCCCACTTCTTAATCTGTCTGAGCCGCTCTGCTTCGATCCACTCTGACGTACTCATCTCCTTAACGGAGCGAGGGTCGGTCGTGTCCCGAACCGGAGCGCCTACGGATTTGGCCGTGACAGGCTTAATCGGTGGTGGCGCGTTAGTTGTCCTTTTAACCGGCGGATTGTCGGCCAATTTGACCTCAATCTTGCCGATCTCCTTGGCTTGTAGAAAAGGCGACAGGCGGGAAATACGCTCGGCTTCCTTGGGGTTGCAGCCTAGATAGTAGGCTACATCTGGTCCCATATCGGACGCCTGAATCGTCTGCGCCATCACGGTCGTAATCGGCAAGTCCCGGTTGTACGCGACTTGTTCAAAGTCCTCGTACCGTTCCCGAGCCGCCTCTTCCCGGTCGTGATATTGGTTCAGAATCTCTCTTTGCTGGCGCTCCGCTTCTCGTCGGGCAAGGAGTTCTTCAGCTTTACGCTCGGCAAGTGCCTCGGCGTAAGCGTCAGGGTCTGCTTCCTTACTCGGCAGTTCTGCGGGTGCGTCGGCTAGAGGAGCCTCTTTCACCTTTAGCGACTGTTCTCTTTCCCACTTGCGACGTTCCCGTGCAAGCCTTTTGCCTACCAGCGCGTCCAGTTCCTCTTGGGTGAACGTCTTGGCAGGCTTCTCCTCCGGCTGTTGTGCCTCTTGGGCAACAACTTCGGGTTCCGGGGCAGCCGTAGCCTCGGGTTCCGGCGCGGGTATTTGTTCCGCTAACAGTTCATTCTCAGACATTTTGATTCCTTAAGAATCCCTGGTGAACCGCACCAGTACAGGTAAATCATAGTTTGTTGCGCAAAAGAGTCAAGTTTATTAAAAGCCTGGCGCTGTTGCCTTAACTTCGCCAAGAACTAGTTTCAATGATTCAACAGCAACTGCGTCTCCGCTAGCGTTACCGCCAACTCGGAACCCTACATACAACGATGTTGCGTTGGCACTAACCGTATGGGTTGCATAAGCCGCTATTAACTCAGTGTCCGTATTTGCAGAAAGATTAGCGGATACGGATTGGTTAGATGGCCCCGGCGTTACGCTATCCCAGATTCGCAACGATAGTTGTTCAGTCGCTGGAGGCGTTCCGGGGATCGACGCGTAACTTAACGCGATTGCAGTAACTTGTTTTCCTCTCAGAAACGTCACTAATTTTGCGGGGATTTGATAGTAAGCAAGCCCTGTCGCATTGTTTGGGAACTCAAATTGCACTGCATCGCCAGAAAGACCAATAGCCGACGATATGTCAGTAATTGACGTGAATCCATCGTTGGTAAAATTTGACGCGCCTAAACCCGTCGGGCCAATAGGAAGAATGTTTTGGTTTTGAGTTTGCGGTGCGTTAACAAAGGTAGCTTCGGCTTCGGATGTACCGCGCAGAATTACATTGTCTCGTGCAGCGCGAATGTTTGTTAACAACGATGTGCCTGGGCCGCTGTATTGAATGTTGCCGTAAAGCTCATACATTTCAGTGCCGTTGACAAGAACCATACCGGCAGGCACGCCAGAAAAACTATTGTTTGTGATAGTTGCAAGAGAAGGGCCAGAAACACTTACAAAGCGAGCATTTATTGCAGTGCAGGCTACATAGTTACCAACAATCAAATTCGGTCTTGATGCTTGTGGGTTTGGCGCAGGACTAGTTCGGCAAATAATAATGTCTGCGTTATTAATAGCCTCAAACCAACATCCTTGAACAGTTACATTCAATATGCCGTCGCACACAATTGCTGGCGCAGTGCCGCCTTCAAAACTGCTGTTATAAAACGCCCACTCTACGCCATATGATGCAAACACATATCCATCTGATGCGCTTGATCCGTATGCTTGGCAGTTTGTAACCCGGTTTAAGTTAGTCTGATTACCTTGCCCGTATGCTGCTGGTTCAGCCCGAATAAATTGATGGTCTTGTCCGCCAATAGCACTGCCACGGTATCCATCGCGGCACTGATCCCAAAGGCAATAAATGAAAAAACCTTCATAGGAAACTTCAAGATTTCGCCAAGTTTCAACATTACAAAAAGTGGTGTAGCCAGTGTAAGTGCTGTTGTCTAACTGAAGAAACGCTCGTGCGCCAGTTACGCCAGATTTAGCTCGAATTGATAAATTTTCTATTCGGCCTTGAACAACAAAAGAAGTTGTCCAGTCGTTGTAAAAAGCGCCAGTGTTGTTAGTGTTGACTTCAAGAATGGTATCAATGCGGCTTTCGCCAACGAATTCTTCACCGCCTCGAAACAATACATTTGATACGCTGTATGTTCCTGAAGGGATGTAAACGCGTTTTGACGCCGCAGCCGCAGCATTGAACGCTGCCGTGCTATCGGCAACGCCAGTTGGGTCGGCGCCAAAATCCAAGACGTTGGCGCTTTCACCCTGAATCATTGAGTACGATACTTTAGTCAAAGACATAGCGTTCTCTTTATACGATCGCGGTTGCGTCAATCGTTATTGTGTTTGCTGTTGCGCCCCACGTTGCGGGATATATGAAATTTCCTTGAATGCTTCCAACACCATAACCAACAGCAGTTGAAGCGTTAACTGTAGCGCATCCACCGGCTTCCGCAGCGATAAAAGGCAAACCTGTCAAATACGATGTTCCGCCCGTACACGCAGTTGTGCCACCAGAAACCGCAATTTGCGCTCGGATATACATTATTGATCCAATACGACGATATGACCCCGTCGCCGTAACTGTCCCACTAGTTGTAAATCCGCTTAATGTCGGCGTCCAAGTGCCCTCTTCGTACCAGTTGAGCAGCGAGCTTGTCTCGCCAGCAGCGCCGGTGTTAGCAGAGAAGTCAATGCCTTTGGCGGCGGTGCCAACGACGACATTGCCGGTGTTAACCGTTACGTTACCACCCGTTTCAACGGTGAGTCTTGCAGTTGCTGAGCCATTGCTGCCCAGCGCCATAGTTTTGCTGCTGTCAGAATAAATTATGCCGTTTCCGGTTGTTGTGGATGCCGCTACAACATCTCCCTGCGAATTTCCGATAATGATTGATCGAGCATTAGCGGAGACATCCGATGCTCGAAACCCAACCACGGCGCCAGCCGATGAGCGAGAGACATGAAGGGGGTATGTCGGAGATACCCCAATTCCGAGATATGAGTTCCCGCTATCCCACAATAAATTTGAACTGGTTCCAAGTAACCCTGCGGTTCCAACAACCGGAACTCGACCGGCTGTTAGGTTAGAAGCCGTGATGGAAGATGCAGTAACGCCTCTACCAGCAGTCAAATCCGATACCGCAACCTTTACCGTGTTCCCACCTTGAACAATCGGTAAAACTTCAGTTCCAGCAAGCGGCGTTGTTGCGCCGGTCAACTGAGAAATCTTTTTGTCTGCCATAGACTACTCCTTAAAAGCTGACCAACGTTGCCGATCCGGTAACTGCGGCAGCCGTGCCGCCAGCGCCAGCATTGATTAACGTGTTTCCAATAATTCCAAGTTCGCCTTGATCCTGCTGAACAATCGGTGCTTGCGACGAATTGCAACTAACGTAATTCATCGTTACTTTTGAGATTGTGTTGTTTGTTGCGCTGTTATTGGAAACAATCGAAATAGCTGGCGTCGTTGTTGCTGACGCTGACAGCACATAGTTGCTATGTATTTCTACAAGTGCCTTTACCGCATACCCGTCATTTGTGCAATCAATAGCTCTTTCAGTATTGGATGATGGGGTAATGATCGTGTTGTTAGTAATGTAAACACGGTCACTATCTTCAACCAAAACTGGGCCACCACAAATGTTGTTATGGATGTTTACGTCTTTAAATCCTGTAACAGAACAAAATCTAACAGTTGCCGCGCCAGTTCCGTTGATAGCAATGAGATGATTCCTTTCAAGATTGACTGACGAATACGATCCGTTTCCCGTTATAACAATTGCCGAAACGCCAACGGTGTTAGTTTCGATGTTAAAGACGTTATCTGTAAACCATGATTTTGCTGCCAACGTCAAAATAATTGGCCTGCAATTTGCCAAGTCTGCATCAAAAAAGAAATTGTTTTGGCTGCAAACAAACCAAGTTAAGGCAACATTGTCGTTAAAAACATATTGGGACGAACTCGCTGCGGTTACACGATTGTTATTAAATGTGATGTATCCAGAACCAGCGCCAAATGCGCTATAGCAGACTGTATCGTTATATCCGCCGGCGGTTGATCTCAACACATTGTTGCTGATATTGACGTAAGACAATCGCGCCGTCATGTACAAGCACGATTCGGTTACTTCAACAAAGTTACCAAAAAACTTAGTGTCATTACACTCGTTAATTTTGATGCCGTTTCCGGTGCCTTTAATGTTATTTCCTTCGACCAAAATTCTCATCTGGAACGAAGATGTCCAGGTTGAAGTTGCAAGAAACGACTCGCCGTCAACCTCGAGCGCATGGTCAAAAGTGCCGTTGATTACATTCCCAGAGCAAATCCCTTGAATGTACGACAACTGATTTCCACTGGCGTCGTATGGACCAAAGTCATTTGAGTACAACCGTAATACGCGAAGGCTTCCGATGCTTCCAATGGACATATCAAGGAATCGATTGTCACGGCAAACGAAATTGACGCATCCGGTCAAGTGAGCGCAGACCGTGCTGCGATCACTGCTGTAGCCATCAAAAATGTTATTGATGAATGAAGGCGCTATAGGCGAATACTTAACTGACGTATTGGTTGACGGGTCATAAAAATATTCATTTCCCGCATAACCAATGTGTACCGTAAACCCGTTGTCCACGACATTGTTGTTTTCAAACCGGAGATTTTCTCCAGCTTGAAAAAACATGCAGCGATCTTGGCCGCCTTCAAAGTTGTTGTGGTGGATATAAGTATTGTTGCTGAACTGACCGCCAATGCTTGGGAAGTAAGACCCAAAACCAACCGCCAAAGCAGGGAATGACCCGTCATTGGTAGTAAACGTAAACCCCGTAATTTCTACGTTTTCTGATCCGCGCTTTAGAAAAAACGCCGCGCTGACCTTGTATTGGCCTGCCCCACCAATGGTTGTTGAATTGACGTTATCATGACTTTGAATAATCGTTGAGCCATTTCCATTTAGTTTGATGTTTCCGTTTTCAATAAAAACCATCTTAACGGCGTAACTGCCAGCCGGAAAATCAACGACTGCGCCAATGGTTTCTGCATACTGCACTGCTGCGGTAATTGCGGCGGTATCGTCCGTTACGCCATCGCCCACCGCACCAAAATCTTTTACGCTAACTGAATCTCTAAGCCGGGACTGAACACTACGCGGGACCGCTCCCGTACCAGCCTGCGTAAACGTCACAGCGCCAGCATTGTTAACGAGCGAAGTCTGCGTCTGAACAGTAGAAAACTTGACCAGCGCGCCTTCGTGCAGACCTTGAGAAAACGTAACCGTATTGTTGTCCGTCTCTTGGTACGACGATCCTTCGTACTGGTTCACGCCGTCAACAAACACCATTAGGTTGTTCGCGCCAGCGGCATAGGTCATTGTCGTCAGGTTGAACACCGTTTGACCGGCAGTCGCAGTCTGGACTTCCTCAAACCCAACGTAGGTCTGAATGTCCGACGCATACGCCTTTTTCGTTACGTTGTCCTGAACGACAACGAACAGATCGGTGCCTTCGACCGGGGCGTCTACAAGCGGAAGGTCTGAAATCTTAACGATTGCCATTCATCACTCCAGCAGCAGTTGGCCGCCGTCTTCCTGAACCAAGTTATCGCCCGCTTCGGTCAACAGGTTGCCGACCGACGACCCGCTGTCACGGGTGCCAGAAAACAAAGTAACCACGGCTCCAAGGCCGATGGCTACGCCATTTCGCAGGGCGACTCCCCAACTCATCGAATGTTAATCGGCTTGGCGTATACGTCGCCGCTATCGGTGACGCGAATTGCACTAACTCGCCATGCTGCACCCGTGCCCTGCGGCACAATAAACGGAATCGGCGTGTACGCCGGGATCGGGGTGCTGGCGGTCGTTGCCGTCACGCCTTCGCCAACGGCGATGTAGGCGGGGGTCGTGGCCCAAACGACTACGCCCTGCGGGCCAGCCTGCCAAGTTGCGGTATTACCGGCGCTGCCGGTGTAAGCCACGGTGCGGCCCGGAAAAAGCGCGTCAGCCAGCGGATTTAAGAGTTCCATCGTTTATCCTCAAGCAAGGAATTTGAGCTTATAGAGCGTGGACAGATAAAGCGCCACGATTTCGTCAATAATGTTCTGTATCGCAGAATCGTCTTCTTCGCAGACCTTGTAACGATTCGCTTCAATCTCGTCCAACGAGTCCTGCAAAAATTCCACGATATTGCCGTTCTTTTTCGCGGTCTGGAGCGAAATCGGGCCAATCAGCCCGTGACGGCCCTGATACGCTTCGGCAAAGTTGTCGGCAAGGTCAATAATGCCGTCGTAAAACGACCCGAGCGCCTTATGTTTGGCGTAGCTGCGCGTGTTGAGATGTACCGAATGGGCGACATCCCGCGCTAAAAACAAATGACCTACGAAATCAGCCGCTTTCATTGCATCTCTCCGCCTTGCATGGGCATTTCGGGGGCCGCCATCGGCATTTCCTCACCGACCATCGGTGTTCCACGTGGAACCGCCTCGGATATTAAATCACCTGTTGACATCATGCCAGCAAGTGTGCCAGCGACGATATCCTGAATCTGCTGCTCGTTAAGGCCCGACTCGACCGCCTTGATTCGATCCGTCTCGGCTTGGTACGCCTTGATCTGCGCCTCAAACTCTTTGACCTGAACTTCGCGGGCTTCCATGGACTGCTGGACGTTCTGAAGCATTCCAAACATTTGCTCCATTTCGGCTTGCATCGCCTGCATCTGGGCCTGCGCGGCCTGCAACGCCGGGCTTTCGTCCGACGCTTCAAGCAGTTTCGGATCAATGGTTTTGGCGAGGCGCTCGGCAATCTCCTGCGCACCCGGCCAGTCCATGTTCTTGACAAAGAGGTCGCCTGCCACGGCCCACAACTGCGGGTTCGCTTGCAGGATTTCGCCCATCGCGGCCATCGCTTCCTGCCGCTTGGTGTAGTACGACGGGCCGGTCGTGACCGCTACGTCATACTTACCGACAGACGGGTTGTAAATCTTGTCAATGACAATACCCGCCTGATCGACGATTTTACGCACCGGCTCGGGCTGCATCGGGTCAATACGAACTGTTGAAGTTTCGCCATCAATGCCGATGATTCGTGCGATTCGCTGCGTATCGTAGATTTTAGGTATCAAGTCCACGAGTTGACGCGTGACATAGCGAATGGCGCGAGCCAGGTTATCAACGTAATGGTATGTGCCTGTGTCGCCTTGCCGTTCACGCGCCAAGATTGCTCGTCCCGAACGCTCGTTAGACGTAGCGCCGAGGCTTGAATCGTATTGACCCGTCGTGGCCTTGATATCGTCAGATGCGCCCATTTTCGCCTGAATCAGCCCGGTTTGGGCCAGCGGCGGCGGTGCGCGTTGCGGAAGCGGCAGGACTGCGCCCTGCCCGTCGGTCACGTCAGGGTTGACTTCCAAGTACGGCCAGTTGGTCGTATTGGCGGTCTTCCACTGCGTCTCATAACCCTCAAACTGTCCGCCGTATCCAATGAACGGCGCTTTGGGCGCGAGAGCCAGCATTTCGGCTTCCTGCGACACCCAATAGTTGTACATGCGCTGGGCGTCTTTGGCGTTGCGCACAAGGCCCGAAATGTACATCCGGCCTTCAACTTCAAACTCGTTGCCGACGACGCGCACGACCGGAATCCACTTACCCGGCCATTCCTGCTCTTCAAGGATTTCGTAGCCGTTCGTCTTCAT